GAAAACCTAAACCCTGTACTATCATTTGCATGGGCTGGTATTTGTAGACTATCTCCATCTGGTGATGAGTGGTTTGAAACTACTAGAATCCCAGATTTGATTATTAACAGAGAAGGTAACTTCGACACAATACTTGCTCAGAATGCAAATGCATTGGGTACAGTATGGAACGCATGGCAAACACAGTGGAGTGGTGTTACAACATCCACTTCGAATACTTGGAGAGACCATTCATTCGGTTCTGCTGAATCTCGTTCTGTGCCTGGGCGTGCTGTTATTAGACAAACAACTGAAACTGAAACTGGAACACGTTCTAGAAGAGGGGTTAATACAACAGTTGTTGCACAAATCGATACAGAGTCACAAGGTGATAGAGTTGTATCTCGTGCATTGATTCCTTTCATTCGTGCAAGAAACATCACATTCAATGTTACTGGAATGAAACCTCTTACAAAAGTTTATCCATTCTTTGATAAATCAAATGTATCATCATTAGTAACTCCATCTGGTGGAAGTGCTGGTGGCAATTTGATTACATCAGCAGCTGGTAAAATTGTAGGTACATTTGCAATTCCAGACCCTAATGTTCAAGGAAATGCTCGTTTCAGAACTGGTGACAGGGTATTCAGATTAACTTCTTCGGACAAAAATGAAATTGCTCCAGAACCAGAAACATTTGCACAAGCAATTTATTCTGCAACTGGTATTCTAAGTACAATTCAAGAAACTATTATTTCTACTCGTAATGCAAGAGTTGAGGTTCGTAATGTATCTCAAACAGAAGCAACAAGTAGAACTGATACTAGAAGAGAAGTTGTTGGTTGGTGGGATCCGCTTGCACAATCCTTTATGCCACAAGCAGAAGGTGGAGAATATATTACTAAGATTGATACTTTTTTCCAAGGCAAAGACCCTTCACTTCCAGTTACTATTCAAATTAGAGAAATGGATAATGGGTATCCTACAACTAAGGTATTACCATTCGGTTCTAAAACTCTTGAACCTTCAGAGGTTTCAATCTCTGATGATGCTTCAGTAGCAACTACAGTTACATTTGATGAACCTGTTTATGTTAAAGATGGTGTTGAGTATTGTGTTGTATTATTTACAGACTCACAGAAATACTTTGCATGGATTTCACGAATGGGTGAAACTGATGTAGGTGGTTCACGTTTGGTTTCAGAACAACCATATCTTGGTGTTCTATTTAAATCACAGAACAATACTACATGGACTGCATATGATTTAGAGGACTTGAAGTTTACTCTATATCGTGCAACCTTTGATACATCTAAGTCTGCGGCAGTTACATTGGTAAACGATGTACTTCCAGTTAAGACACTTAAAGAAAACCCAATCAGAACATTTGCTTCAACGAACAAAGTTAAAGTTTCGCATCCAGATCATCACATGTACAACACATCTAATAATGTTACAATTAGTGGTGTATCTTCTAATGTTGCGACAACATTAAATGGTTCTCTCGCTGCAGCGGCAACATCATTAACTCTTGCAACAGATACAGGATTTCCAAATAGTGGAACTTGTTTTGTTAAGATTGGTAGTGAGGTTATATCTGGAACTATTTCTGGTACAACTATATCTTCTCTGACTCGTGCAGTTGAAGGAACAGATGTTCTTCATGCAGATGCTTCAGTGGTAGAGTTGTATATGTTAAGTGGCATTCCACTAACAGAAATCAATAAGACACATGTTGCATTACAAGATATTCAAATTGATTCATACACAGTTTCTACAACTGCTAGTGCATCTGGTAATATCACAGGTGGTGGCACAAGTGTTACTGCAACAGAGAACGCATTGATTGATACTATGCAAACTCTTGTTCCAGTTATTGAACATCCAAATACAACTATTTCTTCTAAGACAAGAACAACAACTGGTACATCTCCAAGTGGTGCCCAACAGTCTTTCGTTAAACAAACTCTGTCACAAGCAGACCAAATACCGATTACTGATAACTACTACTTTGAAGACCCTAAGATTATATGTTCACAAGTTAACGAAACAAACGAACTATCTGGTAACAAATCATTTGAACTCATCTTCACTATGACTTCATCTGTAGAGAACCTTTCACCAATCATTGATTTGGATAGAAAGACTATCGTTACAGTTGCAAACAGATTAGACAATGTAGATACATCTTCTGATGTTTATCCATCTGCTGAGTTTAATTCTGCAAACGAACCAGAAGGTGATTCTGGAGAAGTGGTTTACATTACTCGTAAGGCGCAATTGAAAACTCCTGCTACATCTCTGAAATGTTTCGTTGATGCAGTTAAGTTTGATAGTGCAGAAATTCAATTAATGTATAAGATACTTCGTTCAGATGATGCATCTGACTTTGATGAAATTGGTTGGACGTACTTCAATACTGCTGGTGAACCAGATTCAAATGTTAACTCTTCAGTTGATTTCGATGATTTCATTGAAAGAGAATATACAGTAAACAACTTACCAGAGTTTATTTCTTTCGCAATCAAGATTAGAATGCAAGGAACAAACTGTGCAGAACCGCCTCGTATGAAAGACTTACGGGCAATTGCATTGGCAACATAATATGACGGATTATTTAAAAGTTAAAGATCATCAAGACCTTGCCCGTGATACAGTTTCGGGAGCAATTGTCAATACTAATATGGCAGCTTACGAAGCAGCAGTAACTCGTTCAAGAAATGCAAAAGCATCAAAGGATGAACTTAGGAGTGCAGTGAGAGACATAAATAATCTAAAGTGTGAGATGCACGAAATTAAAAATCTCTTATTGCAATTAGTGGATAAAAAATAATGGCAGATAGAAACGCACCAGCAAGTTTTACTTTTGAAGAGTGGAGAGTTGAGTTTAATCGACTCGCTACTGACTTAGGTGATATTGCAAATTTACCTTCAACTGTTAACGGTGTTGCAGTAACAGATGCATTGGAAGCAATCAAAGAATTGCAAAATGGTTTGTCTACTGTGTTACTGCCTAACGTAATTGACTTTGAAGATTCAACAAGTGCATCTACCTATCGTATTAAGATGGGTATAAGTGATGACTTGCAACTATACCATGATGCTTCTAACTCTATCATCAAACACGATGGTACAGGAACTTTAAATGTAGATTCTACGAGTGGAGTTAAACTTCAGTTTAATGGAAGCACAAAATTAACAACAGATACTAACGGTATCCAAGTAACTGGTAACGTCCATGCAACAGGTAATATAACTGCTGATGGAAACATTACACTTGGTGATGGAGATACAGATAGTGTAACTTTCAATGCAGACTTGACATCTAATATTGTCCCCAATGCAACAAACACTTATGACTTAGGTGAGAGTGGCAAAGAGTGGAGAAACTTATATATTAATGGTGCATTGATAGACGAAAACGGAATCAGCATGTCACATCCTACTACTGGTGGTGTTATGGCAACTGAAGGATTTTCCATTGCAATTGGTGTTGCACTTGGTTAATCGTTATAAATAAGAGTATATAAAAAAAGGAAGAAGTCAGAATGGCAAACAATTTTAAAAACGCATTTGCGACAAGTGTGAGTACAAATAGTTCTTCACCAACTACTGTCTATACTGCTAGTGCATCTGGTTCTGCCGTTAACTCAATTCTAATTGAACTTGACGTTGCAAACACAGGTTCATCTGCTGTACAGGTTACTGTTCAGTTGTATGATTCATCTGGAACTGCATCTTATCACATTGTAAAAAATGCACCAATCCCTCCGGGCGGTGCATTGAAAGTGGTGTCAGGTCAAAAAGTAGTGTTAAACGGTAACGATCAAGTTAGAGTATATGCATCTGCATCAACAGTTGATGTAGTATGTTCAATTCTAGAAGATGTTGCATAAGGGGTAGAAACTAATGTCAAGTTACTTGGGTGTACCATTTATAAATCAAGTCTCTACAAGTTTTCCAAAGGAAGATTTTGTAGCAGCAAACTTTGCAAGTATTTCAGTCGGTTCGACAACCTATGCTGCTGCTGTTGAGTTAAGCATTGATGTTCCAGGCAGTGAGTCCTCAAACATTGAAGTGGTGTTGGATAATATTCGACAAGAACCAGATACTGCTTATACGGTTCACGAAAACTCAAGTTCTCAACCTAGAATTCTAAACTTCTCAGAGACAGTACCAAGTGGTGCAGTCATCTACGTCATTCACAAAGGTGTAGGGCCTTACAATATAAAACCACCTGCTGGTTCTATTGGGGCAACAGAACTTGCATCTAATCTTCAAACTTTCACTACAGATACTTTCACTGGTGACGGTTCAGACGTAACATTCACACTTTCTGATACACCAGCAAATGCAGATTCTATTATGGTATTTGTTGATGGTATTCTTCAGAAAGTTGCAACGAACTATGCTCTTGCAAATAATGTAGTTACATTTACATCTGCTCCAGACACAAGTGCAGATATTGAAATCAAACATATGGGTGGACTTCGTTCTCATGTTCGTAGAGGCCCAGATTATATTTACGACAATTTTACTGGCGATGGTTCGGATACTACATTTACTTTAAGTAATACTAGTGTAACAACAAACAACGCATTTGTTTTCTATAATGGTATTTGCTTAAAACCAACAGTAGATTATGCAATCAATTCAAGTACAGGAGTTGTTACGTTTACATTTGCTCCTGCTAACGCTTCAGAAATAATGGTGAGGTATCAACTCTAATGGCAAGTAAATCAAAAATTATAGCAGAACTATTTGAAGCTGATGGCGACATTGTTGCATCTGCATTGGACAATGTTGTAGTAACACCTACAGCGATTTCAGACAAACCCAATACATCAACTGGTGGACTTACTTTACCAAGTGGTACAACTGCACAAAGACCTAGTTCACCAGATACAGGTGAATCTAGATATAACTCAACAACTGGTTCATTAGAATTTTATGATAGTGCTAATTGGATTTCAACCAACTTGATTCCTAATATAACTAGTATTGTTGGAGATATCTTCACCATTGTTCCTTCAACTTTAGCCTTTACATTAACAAACAATACGGATAATGTTGATGTTATATTCTCAGACGGCGGAACAGCATTTCATACTGTATCTGGACAATCAGTATCATCTGGTACATTCAGTTTAGCAGTTCCTTCACAAGTTCGTGCTAAAACCGCCTCTACAGCACTTTCAATTACAATTAAAAATGAAGATGGAACACCAGCTGGAAATGCAATATCTAAAACAGTTGCTGCTGCTCCAACTGGAGGAACAATTACAACCTCTGGTACTAATCGTATTCACACATTCACATCCAATGGCAACTTTATAACTGGTGCTACATTGTCAGTTAACAGTTTAGTTATCGCTGGTGGCGGTGGTGGTGGTGGTGGTGGCGGTGCCACATATCACGGTGGCGGTGGCGGTGGCGCTGGTGGTTTTCGATATACTACTGGTGCAAGTGTTTCTGCAGCAACTTATGCAGTAGTAGTTGGTGCTGGTGGAGCAAGAGGAACAGAGGCAGATAATCCAGCAACTAATGGTGCTAATGGTGCTAATTCCTCCTTTAATGGTATAGTTTCATTAGGTGGTGGATACGGTTCTGGCGCTCATACATCCAATGGCGCTGGAAATGGCGGTTCTGGTGGCGGTGGTGGTGCTGGGGGAGCATCAGCTCCGGCAGCTGGTTCTGGAACTTCTGGACAAGGTAATAATGGAGGCGCAGCTGCCAGCGGCACTTATGGCGGACATGGTGGTGATCCATATGGAGCAGGCGGTGGTGGTGCTGGCGCAGTTGGTACAAACAATGCATTACTAGCACGAGGCAATGGTGGTGCTGGAACTGCAAATTCAATAACAGGTTCATCTGTAACATACGCTGGTGGCGGTGGTGGTGGTGATGCTATCAATGGGAGCAACTATGGTTCAAATGGTGGTGGTACTGGTGGTGCTGGTGGCGGTGGCCGAGGCGGTTCAACTGGTTCTGGTTGGAGTGCCGCTGGTGTAGATGGAACAGCAAATACTGGTGGTGGCGGTGGCGGAGGCCAAGGCGGCGGAACACGAGGTAATGGTGGCGCTGGTGGTAGTGGTATCGTAATTATTAGTTACTCAATTGCATAGGAAATATAGAAAATGGCACATTACATTAAAATTTTAAATAATGTTGTAACAACAATAGCAGTAGCAGAAGCAGATTATTTTGATGATTTTGTTGATGACTCGCCAGGCGATTGGATTTTAGCAACTACAGAAAACAGTGAAGATGGTAAATATGTTGCAGTCGGTTATACTTGGGATGGTACTTTATTTAAACCTGCCAAACCATATCCTTCATGGACTTGGAATGCAGATACTTGGAATTGGATTCCTCCTGTTCAAGCAACTGATGTTAATGGGGATAACTCTTCTACACAAACCGTATGGAATGAGACAGACCAATCTTGGGATGCAGTAGAGTAGTATAAATATGATTAAGAAATTTAAAGGTAGAAACTAAATGGCATATATTGGAGCAGAACCGTCCTACGGTGTATTTGAAAGACAGGTTATTACTGGT